GATCAGAAATCTGACCATGTTGAGGTCGGAGTAGGACGGATCCTGATTGGTGTAGCTCATGAGCCGATTGTATCAAGATGGGGAGTTCGCGTTGCGATTCTAACGGGACCGCGGCATGGCCTATTGTTATCGTCTTTACGCCGAACGATTCCACAGATCTTGCAGCACTCGAATCCTTTAAACACCCACCATTCGTGTTTCACTGTCCGATTGTATCAAGCGCGCGCCGCTCAAATGCGGTGATCCTTGAATGCGGATTGTAGTTGATGACCTCAATGCCAGCCGCGGCAAGTTGCGGAATTATTGCGGCAAAGCCATCCGCCCACATCGCCCAGGTATTGACTCGGTTCGTGCGGTTGTTTTTGTGGTCATCGAACCAATGCCGGCCGGAACCGTCGTAATCGAATCCGATCAGGCCAATTGACCGCGGCCGCATGAGGTACGCGACATTGATGGCCGCGGATCCGCTACATCCGACGGAGAATACTTCGGCCCACGAATCACTCAATCCCGGCTCGGTCCGAAAGGTCCAGCAACGTTGACCGCATCGCGTCCACGGTCGCGCTTCGCCCGGGCGGAACAAGGTGAATAGCTCGCCAGGATACCGGATCAATTCGCACGCGCGATCGTTGATCCAGTTTCTGTCGATGGAGACTACGGCATCCGAACGGGGAACGGAAAGAAAAGAATCGTTGACCGTGATGATTTTCGAGGAGGCTATTTTGCGGAAGTCAAACCCGCGGGCGGACGACCCGCCAGCGACAATGCAGATATCAGGCGGCATCTTTGCGCCGGCCGCGGCGCTTTGGCTCGGGATCGGCAACATGATCTACCTCGACGACTTCACCGGCCGGAACCGGATCAATAACCGCGGCGCAATACAGCGCATAAAGCCGCGAGACGTCGAGCTTACCATCGGGAAGGATTTCACCGACTGAAAAAATACGACCCTCTAGATCGACTCCGCGGACCGAGATCACGCGGAATTGAGCAAGAGGGTCGAAAGTTGGACGCTTTGGCATGAGGCAGACGGACAGATTACGCAACCACTGAAGTGAAGAAGTATCCGCAGTCCGCAGCGACTACCTTCATCGACCAGTTCGCAAACCCGTCGACGAAATCGCTACGGCTCGGCTGATCCCACCACTTTTCGATCAGCGTACCCATGCTCGAACCGTTCGCCATGCCAGTCCACACGAAGGTGGCGCCAGCGGTGACGGAGTTGAGAGACGGGCTCGGATCGCAGTAGCACAAGAGAGCGACCTTGCCGGCGACAAAAGACATCGACGCGGTCTGGTTCTCTTTGGCTGTGTTGTAAATCGATTCGCTGACAATGACACGTTCAACGTTGAACAGCCTGGCCATGTCGGAAGTAGTAACTTCAGCGGCCTGGCCCGGCGTTTGGCCGTTGACCGTGCGAGCGATGAGTTGGGCGTTGGTTTTGAGCTTGACAAACACGTCGTATCCGATGATCAAAGTGTTTGCCTTCTTGCCAGTGTTGAGCAAGATGGTTCGCTGACCTTGCAGCACGTCGTCGATCGGAATCGAAGACGACGAGTTCCATTGAACAAATTGCGTGCTCGAAACCGTGGATGCGGTTCCGGTCATGTCGGTCCCCCAAATCGAGGTACCAAGGAAGTTGGTGGCAAAGTCCCGTTCCCGCTTGATGGCCAAGATCTGCATAACGTAATTGGTAGCCGCCATGTCGAGATCAAGCTGATTGTCGGCGTTGCCGCGTACTTCGCGAGGGATCGTGTCGCCCCACTCGTACACGTCGCAGTAGTAGCTGTCCGTGGACAGTCGCTTGCCGCCGCGCTGGACCGGCGTACCGGGTGCGCGCTTCTTGGCCTCGTCGCGGAACCAATCGGCCTTCGGCCAGGTGAAGTACTTGTCCGTTTGGTGCAAGACCGGCTTCATCGGGAAAGCGCTGGAAGCCATGCCGGCCGCGTTGTCCTGAAGGTACGCGACGGACATGTCCGTCATGATCGCATCGACGTGAACGTCGTTCTCGGTAGGAAGATATTTGTGGATCTTCACCGGGTTGTTGTTGGGCATGTAGATGTTGCTCATGATTACCACACCTTTCCGATCCCCGGCATCACTTGCACGGTGAACACATCGTTTGCCGATGCAGCATCTACTGCGATTCCGATTGCGAAATCACCTGACGCCACGGTTACCGACTTTCCATTCGCATCCGACGCAATGTACGCGCCGGCCGAGATCGAACCAGCCGATACCGACTTGGAGTAACCACCGATGGCAATTGATCCAGGACGGCCAGAGGCGGCCGGATCGTTTTGCAGAATCCCGAGCGCTTGCTGACCGGCTCCGCACAGCGCGGCGGATCCGGAAGAGTCCTTGACCCAGCAATACTGCGATGCCGAGAGGTCGGCAGTGACTGGAAGCGAAACCAATTGGAGGTTTTGTGACCGTGCCATTACGAAACCCTCCGTTCTGCCTGGTATTGCGCGTAGAGTTCGGGATTCTCTTTACTCACTTCGGCGAGAGCCTTCGAGTAGTTGATTCCCTTGTCTGCTTCGCGCTTCTTGGCCATGGCTTGAAGCTGACCATATGCGGTCGTTGCACCCGCGGCGCCGCTTTGGCCCACCGGTTGAAAGTGCTTCGCCATTGCATTGCTGCCGGCTTCCATGAGTTCGAGCGCTTTTTTGTACTCGTCCTCGGGAAGGTTCTCGCTCATGGATTTGAGCAAGACAGCTTTGTCATCGTCGGAGCCGCTCAGATTGCCGAGGCGAGCTTTGGCGACGAGCTTAAACTCACCAAGCAGTCGAAGGTCTTTTTCAACCTTGGCCGCCTTCGCGAATTCGTCGGCGCGCTTTTGCTCGGATTCCAGCGCCGCTTTCGTAATTTTGTTTTCGGTTTCCATGGCATCGAGTCGCTTCTGCAACTCGGTCACGGTGCCGCCCAGATCCGTTCTGACTTTCGTTAGCTCGGAACTGAGCGCTTCGACAGTTTGATTCTCTGCTGCCATTTCGGCTCCTTTCATCGCACTCGCCGAAGCATCCACGTTGCTTCCGAGCTTGTCTGGCGCATCTTCGTAAAGCATCTTTACTCCGACGCGATCCCCTAGCTGAATTTCGATTTCACCTTCAGATTGCGTCGCCGTATAATCGGCGCGCCAGGTTTCCCCACCTTGAGAAAATACGACGGTCGATTCGAACACGTCGCGCACATAAAGCCAGTAATCTTCCTCACCCGCATTGCCGCCAAACTTCTCACGCAGCGCGCATCCAATCGCTTCGATCAGTGCGTTAAGCGAGATCTCCTCGCGATACGTGACGCCCTCCGCCTTGCCAACCTTCGACGCCTTCCGCTTCGCCAGAACGATCGCCGCATGAGGGTTTGCTCCTTGATCGACGAGGCTGACTTCATCAAGCTCGAGGTTTCGAAGTCGCGTTGTTTTCGCCATAGGTGCTTTCAACGGAATCATAACACGAACGATCGTTTATGTTTCAACGTCCTCGCGAACGGCCCGGCCGCCGATGCTGAAATCCTTGTACGTTCCGTCCTTGAATTTCTCCCACGTTTCGGCGTCATCAATCTGAAAACCTACCCATAAACCGACTTTTTTGAGGTCGATGCCGATCGCCTGCTGCTTCTCTTTCGTGAACATCATGCACTCGATCAAGCGCCCGACTTGACGCGTGCCGTGCATCTCACCACCCATGCGGGAGTTGAGCACGAACGAGTATGCGGCCTTCTCCAGATCGACCGGGTCAATCGTGTCACCGTGCGAATCGACAACCACTTCGCCGTCGATCTCAGTTACGTATGCCCAACCGAAAACCTGACGCTTCTCTGTGTCGATCTTGGCGATTGTTCCGGCCCAACGCTTCGTGATTTGATTCTCGGCTGAAACTATTTCCTCGTATTTTTCAATTGGCATCGACGTGCCGGTTAGTGGGTAATCGAAGTGCTTTCCGTTTACCGCCAGAGTGATTCGATCAATCGTCACGTCCATTGGATCCGGCTTGATCTCATGGTCGGATCCTGGATCGACGTACTGTAGCGTCATGTGCGGAACGTAGCCGTGATTGCGTTTGACTGGAGATCCGACCATCGCCGCGCAATCGACAACCGCCTGTCTCAATTCTTCGAGCATTGGCACGTTCACCAATCGTACGAGCACATCTTGGTTATCGCTCGAAGGCGTGGCAGAGAATCGGGCGATCCCATCAAGGCGACCGGGCAGTGGCGCGTGCCGTGTGGCCAACGTGGAGAGAACTACCTTGAGAGCCGCGAGGGATTCTTTGCTGATCGTGTCCGACTTGCCGAGGTACCCCATCGTGATATGCGGATCTTTCTCGCTTGAGCCTGACGCTTCTTTCATCGAATCAGGAAGAAAGTAGCCGATCATTACACCATTGCCTTGCTTTGCGAATTCCATGAGCCTATCGTATCCCAAGCGAGCATCGACACATCGGATGCGCGGGCGGATGCATGATCGGACCGTACGGTGTCTGGAACATTCCGCCGATTGCGACACCATCCGG